GCCAGCACAGTCCTTGCTTTCTCAGTAGGGACGATGATATCATCACCGTATACGGAAAAATCGACCCCTGGGCAGCCGCATCCAGCCGCGAAACAAATCGCGGCGAAGATTAAGCTTTCCAGCTCAAACGTGAATCCGTTTCCCATGGAGGAAAACTTCTCCAGTTTTACCCACTTACCATCCGGTAACCTAGTTAAAGGCGCCCTCAAGCAAGAAAGGAGATCATACCAGTTAGGAGGAAGCAGGAGCTTCACTAAACTGATCGCAAGAGTGTCACTCGCATTCGACAAGTCAATAGTCGCGTGCTCCCCCGAAAGGGATGCACGTTGGACCCATCGACGGTGTCTATCTTGGCCGTTAATAAGATCGATGTTTCTGCAATAAAGCTTGCGCTTCAGCATGGCACCGATCGGTAACTGCAACGCAATGTTGCAGCCGGCTTCGATACATATACCCCGATCCTTCAGACTCTCCTTTGGCACCGTGGTGAAACGATTACCGCGAATTGTCTTAGGATCAGAATGTCGACTATGATCAGAAACGAGGGTGCGCCACCAGGCGCTCCCCTCGAGGAGTGGGACCAAGTCCCGAGTCTCCTCATAGATCGTAGGACGAGCTGTCATTTTATCAGGGACCGTGATATACCAGCCCCTATCGTCGTAGGTACTCCCAGGCCCAAAACGCGGACCGACCGAAGTCGGTATCCTGCCCAGCATCTCAGAAATCCACAAACGCGCCTTGTCAAGGAATTCGACAAGATACGCGTCTTCTCCAAAATAATTGTTGAGGAGAGGATCGAGACGCTGATTCGTTTTGAGGCACTGGTGCTCAGACGCATAGAAGATTTCCAAAGCCCTTTTGCGGCGAACCGCTCCAGAAGACCCCGGAAATCGACACTTGCGCAATAGCTCAACACAAGCGTTATCCTCACGGTAACGCCGTGCATCGCTATACCGAGCAGGGTCCACTCGCATAGAGTTCAGACCCTCGATATCACCACGACCGTAAGCTTTCGCCACAGCCATAGCAACATCGGTACCCACCGCACCGCACATAGCGGCTACAACCTGCCCCATATAGGGGTCCAGGATGACGTTCGGCGATCGCACTTCCTTCCTTTAGGTAGGTGCGATTTGCGACTTCAAGACGCTCTGAACGAGCGTATCCTGAAGAAAGCTGCCGAAGTAGGCCGATGCATCATCGGTCGTTGCTGTCGGAATGCTTTGTGGAACGGAGAAGCTAAACGACCCCTGAACGTACACGTCGGACTCTTTGAGTCCGGTAGTGCTGTCAGTGTAGACGTACGGCATCTTGAACGTTCCACGCACACTCCGAATCTTCCCGTCGGCTGACGGAGAAGCCACGCAGTCAAGCAGTGCACGAGCGAAGGGAGGATTTGCATCCTCGATCCGCCAACGAGCCGAAACCTTGTCACCCGCGGACGGGGACAGGGCGGTGGCCGTGACGTTTGCAGCTGCTGCGTTCTTCAGCGTGAGATTACCCATTGTGGGCATAAGTAGAGCCTTTGGTTTCGAAAATGCACAAAATGTGCGATATCACGGCGTTATCTGCCATCACAAGTCAGTCTCTAAGCCCTTTTGAGGCTGTTGAGTTGCTGAACAAGCAATGAAACAGACGTGGCCGCATGCCACGTGTCAAGCGCTGGAAAACGCGCTCGTGAGAACAGTGAAGGCCTTTGAAAACTGGATTTCGTCCGAATATAATAGATTGAATCCACTATACCCGAAGAAGGAACATAGCCGAAGCCACTCCCAATTTTCGCGTCAGTCACCGTCCTCAGACCCCATGAGTTGAGCGGGTTAAGTATCTCAAATCCGAAGTTGTTGGAATAGCTCTTTAGGAACCTTCCTACTGGGATGAACCAGTCAACAACGAACGAGAACGGAACCGCGTCCCACAGGATTGCAGCTGGATTCACGAATCCCAGCTGGCTCGCTAACAGGAGGTTTGGATTGGTGATCCGCATCTCTCCGCTATACGAGGCTACCATTTTGCTGATGGCGAAACCGCCCCAGCTATATGGATCGGACGGCACGTAAGTACCGCCCACTTTGTCTTCTGCTAGACAGGAGCCTGTAGCCTTAATCCGTTCAGTGGGGAACTCCCTCTGAAGGATCTCGACCGAGGTCCCTATATCCTGCACTAACGGTTTCCAGCCGAATTGCAGTTCCAACCAAGCGTCTGCCGGGTGTTTTACGACCCGACTTAAGTTTCCACGACGCTTGCGGTCGATATCGAGCGCATCATAAGCATGTCCGAAACGGAGAGATTTAACGTGCTTGACCACCGTGATGAGTTGATTAACTCTCTTGGCGATCATACGCACGGATTTCCCCAATTCCATAATGTTCATCATGTTTTCCGCTCGAGCGTTCGCTTTGGCATGCCAACGGTCATAGGCCTTAGCCCGTGCCGAATCTAGCATACTGTAAAGGCGTGGATTGGAGTCAGAACTTCCGAACTGTCCCCAATTTGAGCCAGGTCTCTTGTGACGAAGCAATCTATATGGCGTTGACGCTGTACCTCTCGGTGCCACGTGGTAGTACTCCTGAAACAGGTAGTCCTTATCCGCGGGTTTCGATTGGCGCAGCATCGGCCCTTTGATATGCGGTGTCATTTTGAAAAACCTCTTTTAACAGTGTGGGGGCAGTAGTCCCACAAAGCGAAACAGAATGAAGCGACCCATCACGGGCGACGACATTCCACTAATTTCCGTCAAAGCACAGGATGCTTTCCGGAATGGGAGCCTCACGGCTGCCCAACTGGTGCCTTACCAATGGCATCAGAGATGATCTCCTCCGAACGGTGAAGACGGATATCACAAAATTCCAGCCAACCGAAGTCCTGGTCAAAGAGCCACGAGTTGTACGCCACGAAGGCGAATGGCACGAGAGCCCATTTGATGGAACGAGGGTCCACTTTACGTGGAGGTTTGGACATTTTGCAAACTCCTTTCACTTAGTCCGGAG